CGGGCGGGAGCCAACCAGTTATTGAAGCAAGATAACAGGCGAACACTATCCTGTAACTTCACAAGAGTTGTACGGTTTCCTAGGAAGATATTTAAACGATAATTTTCCACCAAATCATCCATTGAAATTTATAATTAAACGAAAAGGAAGACAAATGATAACTTGGAAAAGACCTAATTTAGAAGATTGCGCACACGCGCACAATTGCTCATGTCCGACAATAATTTCAGGGGTTGCGGGAACTCCTCTCGCTTCCTTTGGAACGCATTACTTGCAAGGAACACTAGAAGAACAGCGAAAAAAAGTCGTAGAGATGGTTATGTCTCGGTATAGAGTGGTAAATGGACAAATAGTCCCCTCAATGGAAGACGATATGAAAGAAGCGCTCTATAATCGAATAGCTCAATCTCCCAATATGAAGAAAGTTCCCCCTCCAATAAGAAAAAAAGCAGATTTTTTGGAGACTCCTCCATATGAGCCTCCTCCTCTGGTAAGAGAAGCGTATAAGTACTGTGATAAAAAAGTGCTGCCTCAGTATTTTAAAGGTTACATAGATTGGGGTTATCTATATTCAGATTTAGAAGATTTAGATGACTTTCATAACGAGGTACGAAAGCGTTCAGCTTATTGGACAACTTTTGGCAAGATTAATGGAAGGCCGTTTCGAATCCCAGCACTACAAAATGCAGCAGGAATGAAAACAATCAATGCAGTTATGGGATATTCCCGAAATACAAGAGAGTTAAACCAAGTAGGGAAAGAGGCAGTCAGACATGTCAATGAAGCAATGAGGAGGATGTATGCGTGTATGGGATATACGCCTGACCAGTTGGGGGTAGAGCGGTCAGTTATTTCCTTTACAGAGGTGATGGATTCAGCATTTCTAGGTTCTGCTTCAGGCTTGAATAAGGAAGCGGGAACTAATAAAGTTTTACCAACAGGAGAACCCATAATAATTACGACAACAGGGAAAAAAATAGATATGCTGCAACATGACTTCGACCGAATAATGGACTATTTAGAAAAGGATATAGCATTTGAAACCTATTGGACGCAAGTGGGGAAGGTAGAAAATTATTTTTCATGGTCAAAACAGATGGAAGATAATGTCTTTGCTCAATGGATCCAAAAATTGCGTCTTTTCTGTATTCCTACTAGCACTTTCGTCTTAGCTGAAAAATTAGTTTCAAAAATTAGGATGATGAAAGAAAGGGGGAAGATGATACTTATAGGATTCAAGTGGCCTCATGGAGGAGCGGATATTTTAGCAAAGTGTTTAAGTATAGATGCCTTTAATGAATTTAAGAAAATATTAGTGGAGGGTGACTTAAAGAATATGGATCAAACAGTCCATGCATATTTTGTAGAGCTCTACATGAATATGATGTTGGTTCATGAAACACCAGGAACACTAGACTATGATTTAAAAGTAAAACTGTTAAAATATCTAGTCCCGAGGATGGTAGAACGGCTCACGCGTTTGTATTCAGATGTGTGGGTGCTCCAGTACGGAGGGGTACCTTCAGGCTGTTATAATACCTCTCATATGGATTCATGGATAATGGGTTTATATTTCTTTTTATTCTGCACAATTCAATTGCATAATGCACCGGAAGAGGATAAAGAAGATTTGGATGAATTGATTTCACAAATAAGTGCCGTCTTTTATGGAGATGATCACTTATACAACAAAGGAGACTCGCGAGTAAGTTTTTACTTGTCAGGTTATAATTTTCAGACTTTTTTGAAGCGGGCCTTTGATGTAGATTTAAAGGATATATTTGATGGGGTGTCTTTCCTCTCTTCCGTGGATCGTGGTAGAATCGTGAAGAGAGGTGCGTGTTTTTTAAAGCAGTTTTTTATAAGAAATCCTCATTTAAATATTTATCCAAATCAACCACGATACCTTCCTTTTAGGGAGGTAAATGAGATAATGATACGTGCAGCCTACGGTAGGGAGTCTGATACTCGTACAGAGAAAGAAGTCGCTCTGGCTTTAGTAGGGCATGCATATGGCACATATGCCTCTAATCGTTTAGCTTACGATATGATAAAGGAGGCGTATACATATATTTTGTGGAAAAGGTCTTTTGATTGGTCCACTGATACGGAATTGGCTAGAATTTATTCTCTTAAGTCGATGAGACGTTTTCGAAATCAAGGTTTGACCATTAAAGACATTCAAGCTGGTTTTCCTTCGTGGGAAACTTTAATCTTAAAGAATACTGTAGATCCTGAATATCACAAGATTCGTGCCGAGAACTTTGAATCTCATTACTCACCAGATCTTCCTGACGCCTGGTAATTTTTTTAAAAAT